CTCGCCATTATCACCAGCCCGGTCACTCTAACTCTCGCCGCCATTGCCGGACTCACTGCGGGCATTTACCTGCTGTATCAAAACCTCGACTCCGTAACCAGTTACCTCAATGGCGTGTGGCCTGGCCTTGGCACCACACTAATGGCACCTGTCGAAGCCATCGGTGATTTTGTAGTCGCTATCGGCACGATGGTCGGCGAGGTCATTGGCGCAATCAGCATGGGCAATTGGGATGATGCAGGACTGATTATCGCGCAAGGCATTGCCAGCGGAGCCAGCGTCTTACCAGAACTCATCTGGAACACCCTCACGGGTGTGGTGGAGATGCTCACGGGCTATGAACTGCCCAGTCTGGATGACCTATGGACTGGGATGTTTGGCGGTGTGACTGACATGATTGCCGCTATCCGCGAGCAATGGGAATGGTTGATTGAAAGCATCCAAGCAGGTTTGGCGCATCTGCCTGATTTTGGTGCAATGGGCAATTCGATTAACGAAGGCATTGCTGCATCAAGTCGCGCTGTCACCGATACCGCTGTGCATATCGGGACTACGGTGTCAGAAGGCGCAAATAACTTACTTGCTGATTTCCGCAGTTGGTTTAGCGGTGCCGAAGCCACCGGGGCTGAACTTGACCGCCAACTGGCTGAAGGAATGCGCGGTAGCGATGCCTCCCGTCAAGCCGCAGCGGAAAACGCAGAAAAAATCATGCGCTTTTATCCGCGCAGTCCCGCTAAAGAAGGGCCAATTCAACTGGTGGAAGCGGCGGGTTATAAATTCGTTGGGCAACTCGCCGCTGGGATTAAAGCCGGAGAAGCCGAGGCGATTAAAGCCGCGATCGACATTGCCAGCAATATTATGCAGGCGTTGGAACAGGGTAAAGCTGGGCAAGCGATTGCGCCAGAATTGCTAGAAGGGCTGAATCTAACCCAACTCACTAAACTGAAAGAGGCCATTCAAAATCTAACTGCTGTCACTGCGTCAGAAGCCTTGGCGCAATCAAAAAACATCGTAGCGATTGATATGGCTCTGCGTGAAACCGCAGCGGCGGGTCGAGAAGCCGGGGAAGGGATTGACGAGGGTATGAAAAAGGCAGCGGAGGGCATTGAGACAGCGCATAAAGCCACTCGCAAACTGTTTGACAACATCACCGATGATATTGCTGATTTACAAGAAAAAATTGCCAATATCGGCTTTAGCGACGATGAAATCAAACTCAGGGAATTGCAAGAAACACTGGAACGCGGTTCTAAGGGCTGGGGCTTTGGTGATGTGCGCTTTTTTGCTGATAAGGGACTGACCAAACTCGACGATAAAGGTGAGGAAGTCGTAGATGTCGAGCGGGTGAATAAAGAGGTCGAAATGGGACGGGCGGCAATTGCGCAAAAAATGATAATGGAGGAACAACTGCGCCTTGCTGAAGAAATGCACAAAGTGCGCAAAGACAGTTTAGGCGATGAATACCTCTTTAATAAACTCAAAACCCTAGGCGTAGCTACTGACGATGAAGCGGTCGTTAAACTGCGCGAGCAAATGAAACTCTTGGCAAATACCCGCAGTGCAGCGGATGCTAAGAAAAAATCTGAACAAGCCGCTGCTCAAGCGGCGGAACAAGCCGCCCGCGAAGCGGAACAAGCGCGTCAGCGGGTTGCCGATGCACGGACTAAAGCGCAGGCCACCTTAGATACCGCAGGTATGAGTGAAACGCAGAAACGGCTGTATAACTATGTCAATGAATACAGTAAAGCGTTAGGTGCGGTCGAAGGTCGTCAAGTGGCTATGCAGGTCGCCAATGCGGAAACGTATGGCGATTTTATCAATAGGCTCACTCAGCAAACCCAAGAAGCCAATAAAGTCATCGCCACGCTGGGCATGAATGAACAGCAACAAACGCTGTTTGAACTGGAACAGCAATACGGTGCTGAACTGGTGCACAATAACCAAGCGCAGGTTGATCGTCTGCTCAATATTCAGCAACAAGCTAAAGCCGCGCAGCAGTTGCAAGCCGCAACCGATAAACTCGCCGTTGCTGGTAAAAGCGAAGCGCAGAAGTTTAGCCATGAACAGGCGAAACAAGGCATTGACCCGAATGTTACGGCGCGTACCCAGAATCTCAATGCGCAAGCCGCTTTATATGAGCAGTTACGTGCTGCTGAAGTGGAGAGACTCAGCAATAATGAGGCTTTAACCGTATATCAAAAACTGCTGTTTGAATATGAAGAAAAATACGGCAAAGCCGCCGCTGAAACCAATAAAGCCAAAATCGCTCAACTTGCCGCCGTTAAACAGCAGGCACAAGAACAGGCGGTACACGCTGAATTGCAGCAGGAACTCAAACTGCTGCAAATGGGCAAACAAGAACAAGCCAATTACAACTTTCTTAAAGAAAAAGGCTTACTTAATGCTGAACAGGGTGTACAGCAGCAGATTTTAGCGATGCGTGATTACAACGCGACCGTCAAAGAGGCCCAAGCATTTTGGGGTGGCGTGCGCGATAACGTCAGTCAATCATTTGCAGAGATTCTATCTGGACAAACACAGGCTAAGGAAGGCTTTAAAAACCTCGGCAAATCGTTGAAAGATGCGTTTACCCAGCGATTGACCAAAGCGTATAAAAAGCAAATTGATGATTTATTTGACAAGCTCTTTGCGACCGATAAACCCAAAACCGACCCTGCGTTAAATAATCCCGCCAATCAGCAACTCACGCTCATGGGGCAAGCCTCAAATTCAGCGGCGATGAGTCTTGAGCAATTGGCTAAAGCCAGTGCGCAAGCGGCGAAAACTGTGGGCTTGCAATCGGGTGAGTTTAAACCTGTGACGTTGCCTAAGCTAGATGCGACAGTTAAAGCCAGTCTCAATCAATTAAGCGGAGCCGTTACCCAGTCTGGGAAGAAAATCCAAGAAATTATTGTGACCAGCAATAAGGTTGGGGTGAAGGCAGGCGTACAAGCGGCGAAAAAGCACGGGCTTAATGTCGCAGATTTCTTAAAGCTTCTAAAAATTGAGTCCAATTTCAATCCAAATGCCAAAAATAAATCCAGTGGTGCTGCTGGAATAGGTCAATTTATGCCTAAAACGGCTGCACAATACGGCATTCGCGGCAGAGAATTTGACCCCTATGCCAATGCGGATGCAACAGCGCGGTTGTGGAAAGACAATGCTAGAACGATGCGGGTGGCCATTAAGGATTTTACTGGTGCCTTGGCGTATCTGGCACATCAGCAAGGGGCTGGAGGCGCACGGGACATTAAACGCGCTGCGGATACGGGGGGAAGTTTCCGCTTAAAGCACAGTCGGCGCAATATCTTGGCTAATGTCAGTAGCCGTGATGCACAAAAATACGCCGGAGCCAATTTAGCGCAAATGAAAGGCATGTCCGATGCTGACTTGGCTCGGCACTTCTTGCGCTATTGGGAAAATAAATTTGATGCGATTGATTTAAGTCGTATTGGTAAAGTAGTGGAACGCAAGGTTGAAGCGTCTACCCAAGATACCGCTCAACAGGCTAAACAAGTTGCGCAAGGTTTAGCTCAACCCGCCCAACAAATCAAAGCCGCAATGCAAACACAAGTGAAAGCGGCTAACGCCAATACCGCTGCGACGCAGCAACAAACCCAAGCCAATACTCAAGCCACTCAATTAGCGGTAGAGAGCGCGCAACAACAAGCTCAGGCGGGAACCCAAGCAGCGCAAATGTTGACCGAAGGCGCAATACAAGCAGCCCAAACAGGTAGCCAAGCTGGGCAAATTCTTGCTGGAGGCGCAGTCAACAGCGCGCAAACCATGCAGTCCGCTGCTCAGATGCTGGTGCAATTGATTCATCAACTGGCCAGCAGTACCCCTAGTGCACAAACAGCAGGCACTCCCGCTTTTAATCAAGTCGCCGGATTGCTCAACAATTTATCGGTTGGTAATCACTCTGGAATAGAGGGCGTAGTCAAAGGTAGTCAGCAGGATTTGATGTTGGCTGAGCAAATGGACGGCTTGGTACCGTTTGATGCGCCACCTGTCGCAACCTCCAATGTGCCTGCCCAATCGGTTGATTATGGATCACTCACCGGAGTTATGGGGGGGCTGGATAAATTGGGTGGCTGGGTGTCCAATAAATTTGGAGCGGATTCCATATTTTCGAAAGGTATAGGGGCAGTCTCAGATAAATTGGGATCGTTCTCTGGAGTATTGGATAAAGCTGGTGGGTTGATGTCAGCAGCAAATGTAGGGGTGCAGTTATTTCAAGGCAACGTTGAGGGAGCTGCGACCAGTATTGCTAATATGGGCATGGCCTATGTGGGCAATATGATTGCGCCAGGAATTGGAGGATCCATTGCCAGTATGATAGCAGGGCCATTAATTGGTAGTTTGATGGGTGGAGTATTTGGCAGTTGGGAAATTGAGGCACAGCACCTAACTGCTGAGGTGAGAAACCTTAGTGCAACTTTCCAGCAAAAAACTATAGAGAGTAAAAGCGGGATTGGTGGGGCGAAAAAACGTGTCTCTTACAGTGAGGTAGATGAAGAGACCAATGCGCAACTGCAAAAAGCTATGCAGGGCACGATTGACCATATTGAACATGTGGGCAAGGCAGTTGGGCAATCGCTGTTAGAGAATTTTAAATTCAGCCACGCCATTGAAATTGTGCATGAGGACACAGGCGATTTTGAAAAACAATTCGCCCGAATGCAGTCCATCATGATTAAGAATGCTGTCACTGAAATGAATGTCTCTGGGGTAGATACCAGCCTCAACGCGGTGATGGGCGATAAAGTCCAAAATATGTTGAAAAGTGCTGCCGATGGCTTGTACAGCAAGGCTTTCCAAGAGTTTATGTGGCGGCCAGATACACAGCAATATGCTCAAGCTATCAATGGCGAAGTGCGTGACAATCTAAATCAATTAATTGCGCAAACCGATTGGCAAAATCTATCGTTTGCAGAATCCGAAGCTTTACTGACTACCCATCTTACCGAGGCATTCAATAGTATTGGCGTGACTGTGCCGCCGGAAACTTTTGCGCAAATGGCAATGGATTTAACCGCGCAAATTAAAGAAGGACTGGTTTGGCTAGATAACACCCAAGGCATTATAGACCCTGATGCAGCCTTTTTCGTGACCCTGCGCGAAATGACTGAGCAGTTTAATGAATGGGATGCTTCGCCAGAGGAAATGGCGAAGTTTGTCTCCGAATTACTGCAACTCAAAGACGCCATGAAGTTGGCTGGATTTGAAACCTCGCAGATTTCTAGTTCACTGGTCAATATCGCAGGCGGCGCGGCTGAACTCAACACCGGACTCAGCGCGTTTTATGAGCATTTCTTAACCGATGAGGAAAAACGCCAAAACCGTCTGCGCGTGGTTACGGACAACCTTAATAAATCCTTTGCCGATATAGGTAAGCAAATACCTCAAACTCGGCAAGAATTTGCTGATTTAGTTAAAGAGTTGGGGACAGATTTATCCAGCATCGAGGCGCAAACTGATTTTGCTGAACTGACGAAACTTGCCGAACCACTGAATGAATATTACACGCTGTTAGAAGAAATGGGGCAAGCGGCCCAACAGGCGCAAACGCCGTTGCAGCATTTTATCGCGCAGGTTCAGGACTTTGCCAATAACCTCAGCGTCGAAGATGTCGGTCGGGCTTTAACCGATAGTATCGCTAATGCCGACAATGCCCAACAGGCTGGACAATTGTTTGCCCAGCAAATGGCACAGCAGATGGTGGAGGGTTTGCAGAGTGCGGTCATTGGTACGGTGTCGCAAATTGTGATGAATGCGATATTACAACCGATGATGCAAGGCACTTTGTCTTCTGTGCAAATAGAGATGCAGGCGGCAGGTCAGGCCGCAGGAATGCAAGTGACTTCTAGTAGTCAAGCCGGAGCGCGATTAATCGAAGGTGGCAGCCAAGCCAGTCAGCAACTTGCTGCTGGCGCAGGTGTGGCTCGAACCCAGATTGATCAAGCTATTGCTGAAGCCAAGGCGCAAATTGAGCAATTTTTGACCGTCAGCACCGAAGTCTTTAAGGATGAAGGCATTAAAGAGGCGTTTGGGCAGATGATGCCTGCTTTTGAAAGCATTGGTGCAGCCACTTACACTGCTATCCAACCCCTACAGCAATATGTCCCCGTCGTGCAAGAGGTTGCGGTAGCGACCGATACTGCCAGCAATGCCACCCGTGAAGCTGCGCAAGCTGAAGAAGATTTAGCCACAGAACGGGCTAATGCGTTGGATAAATTCCGCACTGATATGGCGCAATGGGCGACGGGTTTAGAAAGCGACGCGCTCAAACTCTACGACCTGAATAAAGTTTTTGCCAATGCGGATTTATCGGGTCTTGACCTTACCGCGTCCAGTGCCGAGTTAGCCCAGCAATTACATGATATGACCGATGGGGCACTCCAAGGCATTGCCGCCAGTGCCGGATTAGAAATAGATGAACTCCACGAATACGTTACCGATTATTTAGAAATCCGCCGCGACGAAGAAAACGCGCTTAGAGATTTTCAAAAAGGGCTGAATGGCATTGCCCAAGATACGCCCACCGCATTACAGAAACTCCAAGACTTCCAAGCGCAATATGGTGAAACCTTGCTGGGTGAAGCGTTTAGCCAACCTTGGCAACAAGTGGAGACCATCGCTAAAACCCTCAGCGACAGCACCTTGCAACACTGGGATAGTGTCAAGGCGGCGACGGGTAAAGGTTACGCGCAGATGACCGAAGATGCTCAGGTGTGGTTGGAAAGCCTGAAAGAATTTTCTACCTGGGTCAGCGATTTTCAAACTGAATTGCGCGACATCTTTGGCGGTGAACTCAGCCCAATGGCAGGGGTGGCGAATATCGAGCGTAAATACGACGGGGCGATTAATCGCAATAATTACCAAGCCGTATATCAAACTGCACTGACAGCTACCCCAGAGCAATTTGCCAGTTTTGCTAATGATTTAGGAGTGACGGTCGAAGAACTGGGCGAAGATTTTAAACAACTCGCTAGCGATATGCTGGAGGTCGAACACTATACCCGTGATTTACAAGCCGAATTGCGGCAAATGGGACAAGGAGATTTGGGAATTGCGGGTAATATTCAAGCCTTAAGTCAAGACTATGGCATAGACTTTAACCGCTTTGATTATGAAACGCTGTATTACGAGTTCTTAGTCGCTACCCCGCAACAGTTTGCGGCAATGGCCGCCCGTACTGGTAAAAGCGTGGAGGGCCTGGGAGATAATCTTAAAACCTTGTACGAGTCCATGCGTGAAGCTGAGCAACAAACCACCGAGTTTCAACGCAGTTTACGCCGTGAACTCAGCCCTGATGTGCCCAGTGAGGTGTTTGATATTGCCGAACTCAGCGATAAATACAACACCGATTTGCTTAATGCGGATTTTGAGTCCCTAACCTATTTTATGCAGAATGCCTCCCCCGCAGAGTTATTGGATACAGCGCAACAGCACCAAGTCAGTTTGCAAGAATTAACCGCAGACATGAGTAAATATGTGCAAGCCATGCAGGCTATCAATGAAGAAGTGAATGGCATTGAACTCCCTGGCAGCACAGTCAAAATGTCCAAAGAAGCCGTAAAAAGCATTACTTCGCTTAAGAAAAACCTTATCAGCGCTCTCCGTAAAGGCCAAACCGAAGCGGAACGCCTAGATGCGGTGTCTAACAAGTACGGCTTTGGCAATGACTTCGCCACCCGCTTTGCTGCTATTGAGCCGTTGTTGCTGAAAAGTGCTGAAGGCTTCCAGAACATGGCGAACAACAGCGGGGTGACGCTGAATGAATTAACCGGAGATGTGGAGTTTTTTGTCGAGGCGATGGCAGGAATGCGTGAGCGCATGAAGGGCTATGCCAAAGATATTAAAGATTTTCTGGATGATTTGCTGCTGGGTGATGATTCCATCTTGTCATGGCAAGACAAGTTCGTCAAAGCCGAAAATGATTACATCACGACTCTAGCCAAGGCACAAAGGGGGGATGAAACCGCGTTAAAAAATCTCACCAAAGTCTCTGACACTTATTTAAAACTGGCTCGTGATGGCTATGCCTCCGGCGATGGTTATATTGATGTATTTAACCGTGTACAAAAAGACCTGTCCGGTGTCGCTGCCGAAGCGGAGCGACTGGGTAATATGGAAGTACCCGATGCGGCATTGGAGACCGCAGAATCTAATTTGAAATCAATGGAGCAGATTTTAGCCGCCAGTGAAAATGCTGCTGATGCCGCCAAGTATTCTAAAGAAGCCGCACAAGCCTTGGTCAATGAGTTTTTACAAAAAAACGTCTCTAAAGAGGCGCAAGCATTAGGCGTAAGTGACGATGAACTCAATAGCGAGATTCGACGGGTCGTAGATGCCATGTTTGCTGGGGGGATTGGTGAAGCAGAAGCCACCCAGCAAATCCGTGAACTGGCGCAGCAGCATGGGGTGAGTTTGCAGCGGGTGGGTGAGGCATATGGTTATAGCCCAGAAGAGACGATGGCGTTTTTTGCCAAGCATAATCAGACTCGCTTTAGTGCTTTATCGACTGAGCCTGCGCAAGCCGTCAGTGCAGAAGCGCAGCGCATGGGAATGAGCGATGCGGCGTTAGATGACAGAATTAAGCAAATTGTGGATGATTTAGCTCGCAGCGGTCTCAGCGAAAGTGCGATGGTGCATAAAATTCATGATTTAGCGCAGGAAAATGACGTGAGCGTTGCGCGAGTGGGGCAAGCGTTTGGACTGGATGCGCAACAAACGCAGGCGTATTTAGCGCAGTTTGGTTTGGGCGCGGCGACTCCAGTTGCGCCTCCAGTGCCTGCTCCTGTAACGCCCCCAGCCCCAGTGGTTGCAACCCCTGCTACGCCCGTTGTTGCAACGCCTGTTACACCGCCGCCTGTTCCTGTAGCACCTGCGGTTAAGGTTAGTCAAGCGGCGCAAAAATTAGGCGTGTCGGACGCGGATTTAGATAAAACGATTGAAAATTATATTCAGCAGCAATTGCAAAGCGGGGATACTGAAACGGCAGTGCGCAATATTCATAAGGCCGCAGTTGAACATGGAGTGGGCAGTGGGCGAATTGCGCAGGTGATGGGTGTTTCGCAACAAGCGGTGTTGGATTTAGCTAAGCAATTTAATTTGCCGATGTTTGCGCAGGGGGCACTGGTCGAACAATCAACTTTGGCAGTGTTTGGAGAAGCAGGGCCGGAGTTGGTGATTCCGGCTGATCAGTCAAATAACTTTAGACCCTTACCGCCCTTACACGAACCATTGGGTTCTGAATCTCGCCATTCACGCGATGATAACGATAACGCCAGCCAAACCGAGATTCGCGCATTACGAGAAGAGGTGGCGCGATTAACTAGTGAAACTCAGCGCACTAACGCGCTGTTAACACAAATGCAGGCAGATAATGAGCGTCATGCTGAGGAAAATTTAGAGGAGCAGCGGTTAACGCGGCGGGATTTGGCAGAAATTGAGGATTGATGTAATATTATAGTAAGGCTTGCAGAGCTAAAATTTGCATGTGCCAAACTTTAGTGTAACACCCCGAAAAAGATTATGCGCAAAGGTGGATTGTTAAATGATTGATTTTAATGAATTTATACAAATTGGTGATTTACGGTTAAATAATCAAGTTTTGATTTATGCCTATATTTCCGAAGGTGATGAGAAAATTAGGCTTTTTACTCATTTTAATGACACTCAAGAAGATATTGTTGTACGATTTGATAATTTAGAACAACGCGATGAGGCGTTAAGAAAGCTTGACTATATATATAAGCCCAGAGCATTGGCTTTTGGAACTGAATTCAAAAAGCTTGAGTATTCAGATGAAAACAGAGAAAGATCAGGCAGCTTTAAAGTCGTTAACAGATAACTTAGTTCCATTTGTGACGCAGCTTATTGATGATTATAAGCAAAATCCTCATGAATTAACCGCAAAAATACCTTTTGAACAGTATGCTTGTGGGGATGATTATGTTGAGGTATTTCCTATACAGCAAAAGGAACTAAGTTCAGAAATCACTCATTTAGATTTATCAACTGAGAATAAATTGCGTGAGTTGGACTGATGCAAATAAAGCTAATACACGTTATGTGTTTGCCTTTGTCTGGCAACGCTTATAATTGTTTTGCACAATTTGTGTATGGAAATGCTGAGTGCCTAATACATATAAACAAGCCTTGCCTTTGCTTGAACAGGCAGTGGCGATGTTGGAAAAAAGTTGGGACATGCGCATCCAAATACACAGGCGGTGAAAGGAAATTATGAGCATGTATTACAACTCACCCCAAAAAAGGAACTCTTGCAATTTATCTAAATTTGGATGTATTAGTTACTCTAAATTTAGATGAATTTGCGGCAGCTTATCACTATTTTATTTCAAATAATGCTTAGTTTCAGCACAAAGCGACTTCCATTCACCACTTGCCTGCCCAGCATGGTAAAAATACCCTCCCCAAACTGTAGACAAGGCTCCGCAACTCGGACATTGAAACCAATGCTCTTGACGATAAATAGTGCTAGATATGCAGTTAGGGCATTGCATAACTGGAATTGGCAAGCCCTGCGTTTCAAGGCTTTTAATTTGAGCCAGATAAGCATCAAAGTCTGGTAGATTAACCATATCAGTTAATTTTGAATCCAAATTTAAATTTGATTAAATTTAAAACAACACATAATATTAGATCCGTTTTGTGGTGCAGGGACAGTGGGGCGGGTGGCCATTCGGCATCAGCGGGATTTCGTGGGTATTGAGCTTAATCCTGAGTATTTGGAAATTGCTCGGCAGCAAATTTGTGAAGTTTAAGCTTGAAAAATCGATTTTACTACGCTTTTCGCCAACTACCCTACATCAAAATTTGGTAAAGGTATTATTTATCACAACACATAAAAACAAGAGGCCATTTCATGCCCACTAATCCTGTAGCTATTCCTAGATGCTTTCAATTGTTTGGACAAGTCATTAAGGTAAAAGAAGTTCCTGACCTCTCTAACCAAACGGGTCGCATGGGGCAGGCTGATTTATATAATAACCAAATCATGCTACAGGCCAACACTGAAGGAATGTCTGTAAATGCCTCACAAATGCAAAGAATTTTCTTTCACGAGTTAATGCATATGTGCTTTGAATTACTGCACAAATATGAACTTAGTGAAGATGAACAACTTGTGGACAACTTAGCTTCTTTGCTGCATCAGGCATTTGTGACAGCAGAATATGAAGATTATAAATAGTTATTTAGAATGCCATCGTTCAGCAATTTTCAAACATGCACGACAAGTTACTCGATTACTTTCCAAAGGCGGTATTCGGCCACTTAAAATTTTTGATTCAACCATATCACCAAAATTTCCTAAATCACCGCCACATAAGGGCTGATAGGCATTTCGTTTTAAACGTCCTTCATTTAATGGTTCTAGCAATACAATGTGGTAAACTGTCCTGCGATTATGATCAGAACTATTACTACCAAAAGTTAATCCTGCATGAACAATTTTAATCTCTGGTGTCCACAACACTGGAATATTTAAAGACTCATTGAAGGCTTTATTTTTTGCTTTTGTTTCAGCAATTTTTGCAGTCAGTGCTTGTTCATATTCAATTCGAGCCAACTCTCGCACTTGCTCCATAGCCATTTTTTCTGCTTTAAACTCAGCCATAGATTGACACACAAAGCCGCTGTCTTTATTCAAGAACTTCACTTTAACTAAAGTTCCATCCGCATAAGGTAGATCGCTAACATTAAATTTCATTGGAGCCACGCCACCTCCAAAATGAACTGCACCTTCTTGCACAATACCATCCAAATGATTATTACCTGTAAAGTAATTATAAATTCTAAGATCAATAAACATTGGTGAAATTAATTGGCGCATATAAACTCTCCACAAAATTGAATTCAAAAGCAAACAAATCAACTAAAATTTGAAACCAATTAAAACAAAAACAAAAATTATAATGCGCGACACCATACAAATTTACTACTCAGGTGGACAAGGCAACACCAATTCAATTCATAGTATCGGCGGTGTAATGTCTGATACGCCCATTAGTGGACAGGGATTTAACCTCACCCAGCCACTTACCGGACTCACTGTCAAAGCGGCTTATGGCAATCCACCCGGCGAGGGACTTTTGCGATATACCGCACAAAACCAACAACTCAGTTGGCAAGCTTACACCGAACAAGTCGGCATACCGCAAAGTGCTGCGCCCTATTTAACTTTGGTGTCAAACCCATTTGGACATCTGAAAGTCAATGTCACTGCGCAATTGCCTGATGTGGATAGTCAAGTCGCCGTCACGATTAGCAATGCCCCTAATGCGGTTTACCCAGACCTATCACAAAACGAAGCCTACTTAGGCAAAACGCAGTATGTGTGCTTATATTTCAAAAACTTAAGCAACAAAGCTGTCACTGCAATGTTGTGGATTGCCACACAACCGAATAGCCACTACGAAACCCTGCAAGTTGGTTGGGATAACAGCAATGATCTGCCGCAATTATTAATAGATGCGCGTCATGCCCCAATGAACGTGCTATTTTCCAGCCCACCAGAAAACCAACCACTTACAAAACGGTTAAATGCAGGAGCAGCAAAGGCGTTTTGGCTACAACGCACCACGAACCCAACTTCAACAATCGTGCAACATCCTATCATGGCAGCACTGGGTTATGGGTATCAACGTGGAAAATAATGCACCTGTGCAAATCAACTTTATTTGGGTTAATCGCTTTGACTTTAAGGCGGCGGAATTGGGCACAACCAGCAGTTTTATCAGCGAATATCCAGCACAACATTTAAACATTGCCGGACGCGGCTATACGGCACGTAGCATTGGCGCACAAGCGACACTGAATATTGAATTACCTAAGGCAGTAACGGTGAATACACAAGGCATTGTCTTAGTCGGAGATTTTACTGAATCAGCGACTTGGCGAGTAACTGCCTATGAACAACCTGCACAAAGCGGTACTGTGATATTTGATTCCGACATGCAAACGATTCGTGGTGGCTATCCAGCGGATATAAATGCTTGGTCAGGCCAGCCACAACCGTTTTTTTATCTACCGTTATCGGCTGAACCTATTTTAACCATGCGTAGTTTAACGATTGAAGTGGAAGATGCCCACAATCCGTATGGCTATTTGGCTCTGTATCGCTTGTTGTTAGGAAAAATATTTACAGCGCATCGTGCTTATATTTGGACAGGCTATAAACTCAATCACAAGCCATATACTGAGGTTAAAACTGATTCGCAAGGTTTACGGCAGTTTAAACCGTATCCGGCGCAACGGGAGTTACCTATTACGCATCCATATTTATATTTACGTGAGTTAGAGGTGTTGGCTAATGCATACCAATTGGTGGGCAAGCAACATGATATTTTTGCCAACTTTTGGTTAGAGAGTGCTGATTCGCTGCAATATATGCAGCATAGCGGTTTATATCGAGTGGCTTCGGATTTAAATTTTAGTCCTAAACCACCGTTTTATTATCAGGCAAGTTTTAGTTTGGTTGATAGCATGGGGCAAAATTAGCTAAACTATTATTCAAAATAGCTGATTATAAATTATAAAACAATGTATGCTCAATTAAAAGTATCTGCAAATCCTAACAGCGCATTATTAGCCAGCGAGACTGCGCAAGTTATCGCGGGACAGCCGCTTAGTGGCTTAACTTTATTTGAGCCGGAGTCCACTGTAACTAACATAATTGCCAGCGGTTGGGAGGTTTGGGATGCAAACTTGGATGACGCCACAAGTCAGTTATTAGCTGCACCGCATGTGGACAGTGACCTAAACAAATTCGTCGAATTACAATTGAATTCGCAGGGCTTCAGGGCAAGAGGACATAGCAATTGGAGCGTACTCAATAATACCAGTGATTTAAGCACTTTATGGACGCGAGAAGTGTCTGCTGATTTTAGCCAAGGCGGCTATTTATATATCGCAGCGAATTCGCGTTTTTTTGCAATCACCACTTATAGCTTTAAGACAGCTCAATACAGCTATGCGATTTTATTGGCGGCTGAACATACCCGTGCCCAACCCGCCAATGTGAGTGATCAACATGCCGCATTCTGTGTAATGAACACGGCAGAAGTGAGCTACAGTCAGATCACATCATCGTTGTCTAACAGCAAAAAAGTCATGGTGATGTGGGCGAAAAATTATGCTAACAATGTGGTAACAGGCACACAGGCAGTTGCTTATTTAGGCACAACAGGACTGGATTTTTTGGGTGGGTTTCAAGATATTAGTCATGCCAATATGCGTTTTCCTGCAGGTGATAACACATATCGCTATGAATTTTGGCCTTTGATGTTATTTGATGGCGAGCGGTATCCAGTGCTTGGCTATTTGACACTGTGTGATATTCATGCACTGGTTGCTGGTGCAATTGGCAATATGGAAACTTTGGATAAGGATGGGCAAATTTATATTGCTTGGCCTGCCAGTCAGCGGAACAATGCCCAAAAATATGAATGGAAACTCAAGGTAAGGCTGGGCTAATGTTTGCAATACTGAATGTTTTACCGGGTATATCACCAGAGGATATTATTACTGGAGTCACGGCAGTTTTGACTGGGGAAACTCAGGCTGCCAACTTGCCTGCTGGCTTTGATGCTGAAAATTCAGAAATTATTAATGCTTTGCCCAGCCAAGTATGGACGCTATATGATGCAGCAGTAGGATTGGGTCAGCGGGTATTAAAAACGGTTCATCCGAAAAACTCCAGTCTGCCCGCTTATGCGTTGCTGCAAGTCGATAGCGGCTTTTTTTATTTATACGGCTATGCGCAATGGAATGCGATACTACACCAAGGCACGACGCAATTAGGTTCCAACAATAGCAACGAACATCAAAAGCTCAATTTAAGCTACGGCGGGCAAATCATTATCGCTGCTAATCAGCGATTTATTGCTTTAGGCACGTTAGACGCCCTGTACAATTTATGGGGCAGCCGGGGTTCAATGGGATATATAGGCGGCCTTAATCTTGTGACTTTATATGACCCGGCTGGGACACACGGTTATGAGGTAAATACACCAGATATTGCCGCATTTAACACCGCTAGTGTTTTTAATGGTTCTATCCATTCTGGTTCACATCGGTTTATCGTACCCGCGTTAGTGCATGATGCGTATGGTAACTGGCTTAGTCCTCAGTCGCGCAATGATGATTTTTGGCTGATTAGTGGCATGACCTATAATGGGGGTATGCGCACTAAAAAAGAATTATATCCACATGGAACTAGTGCCAAAATGCCGGATGTGGGAGGACAGTTTATTGTGCCTTTTATGCAGTATCATATAGGGCAACCTGCTAAATATGGCTATCCCGCAGAGTGGTCGTTGTTTTGCGATATTTGGGGGGTTCCATATGAAGGAGTTGCGCATTTAAGCGTGGTTGAAAAAGCAGGAGAGCTTTATGTGGCGTTGGGGTGTTATGGAGATATTCAGCAAAATCATCATGTTATGATGTTTAGAAGAGGGTAAATGCAGTGGAATTAATGCAACAGGAAATTGAAAAATACAAAGAGATTGCTCAAATATAGAAGTAATAGTTTTAACTACATTTGCTATTAATACTGCCATCAAGCCTTTTGCCAAGGTGTACACAGTCGTTCATTGTTAGGTTTATACCCATTGTTACCGGGTATGTTGCCATTGCAATAAAGGGGCATCAATGAGATATCAACCCCAATACCATTTTGTATAAAAGTAATCAGGCGGTACGTCAGACTTTACATGATCCGTTAATTCATTTATTTTGCAATTAACAATAATGGACGTGATAATTGAAATTGATTTAGCCAAACAATTACTGCAATTGTGCGATCAACAGCAGCAAGTGTAGTTTGGAGTTGAAATATGAAAATTAATAGAAGGTTATTATTTTTATCGCTTTCCTTTTTAGTGATCACTGCTGCTACAAATGCTAAGGCATCAGAAACATTTCGTTTATGGTATATGGATTATTCTGATATGACTATGGTGTTTAAAGAAAAAACTTTTCCTAAAAAAATCTCGCCTCAGGGCATACTTGACTTTCTTTTTAATAGCAAAAAAGATTTTAGAGTAGAAGTTATGTTAATTAAGCACGGTATAGCCTATGTCAATCTAACCAACAATCCTGAACATATTACAGAACAGTCGGGTTCTTTTGGGGCTATCGAATTTAAAGCAAAGGTCGTTTTTAATCTCACTGAATTTAAAAATATAAATTGTGTGTACTTTGTGGATTTTGGGAGTCATTTTGTATGGGGAGTGAAAGAGCGATTAGATTATTGGGATTATATGACTAACTATAGAAAAGAATTAAATAAAGATAAGACTAAACTTTGTAATGAAATTTGTGATTAATAATTTCTCGTGGTATCGCCCCGGAGCGACCTCACCAGAGCATTTTAATTTGAACAAGATTGGACTAATGGGATTTATCAAAGTGGTTATTCAAGTACCGTAAAAAATCCTGCCCACCCTTAAAGCTGCAAGTTTTTTTATTTTCAAGAGTGAATCAAGAATGATTGATGCTCTATTCAAATATTTAATCAATTACAATTATTTTACCCAAATCTCCACAACCCCTCAACAAATCGCCTATGATTTAAACAAAAAACAACCAAACCAAATCATATGCAAATCAAATACAATTACAAAAGCGGAGCGTTAACCCCAGACATCAAAGAAGATGTCACCCAACTCTTAACAGACGCAGCCACTACCACCACACAACTCTCAAACAGTTGTAACAAAACTTTAACAGAAATCACACGGGAACGCCCAGCCGAGTGGCGAATCTTAGATGATGACTTTGGTAACCAAGAAGTCGTACTTGCCGCACCCCATCAAAAAAATGCCAATTTAGATAAAATCATCTGGTTGCAATTCCAGAACAATCGCATTGTCTATCAAATCTATTTAGACTGGGACACCATTACCCATAGCGGCACTGTTGCCAGTGGCCACAGTTCGAGTTCAATTTACCAACCACTAAACTTAAACATAGGCGGGCAAATTGTCATATGCGCAGATCAACGTTATTTAATCATTGCCAGCAATGTGAATGGCAAGTGGGGCGATAACAATTATGGTGGCTTAACTATGCTAGTGGAATACACCAGTCCTGAAACCCCATGGGACGATATCCAAGTCCCTAATTACGCGCTTATCAACAGTGGACAAGCAATGGCAATTAATTCAAATGCAGCTTGGGTCGCGCAAATCTATACCAATGATAAAATATGGATGCATGGTATACCTGTATTTATGCATAGTAATGGGTGGATTTTAGACAACACCCCCCCCTCTAACAAAATTCCCAGTGGGCCTAATGCTAAAGTCCCCAATTTAGCAGGCCAGACATTTACGCCTTTGAACTATTTATATATTGGCTGCACTGAATCACATATGGGCTTGGGCGATATCACTGCGGGGTCGGGGCTTTACATACCCCCCAATGGCTTAGAAGGCCATCAACATATTATTGAAAAAACCAGCAGTGATGGCTCTGCTACACAAAAGTTTTGGGTATTGAATATGGTGGGACATAACCCTGCTAATTCTGGTAAACGCTTAGCTATTCCTTACGGTTAATGGCTTATCTTACCGCACCGCCACTGGAGCGCAGCACGCCTGTAGCCCACAATGCTCGCCAGCGACCATCTTAATTCCCGTCGCCCATTTAACTGCGCAGGCTTGGACAGATACACCACTGACTTCTGGCAGCAGCACAGGTCATTATGCACGAGCCATCCCATCAGCATCGCCAGACATGGGGCAACGTCCACCAGTCACTGGGCGACCAATTACTGCACCGCCTTTACAACAAGGCACTAGTACCGCCCCCCGTCAGTGCATAATATTTGCCAGCCAACCGCCGTTTATCACCTACGAATTTGTGGTAGAAAAAACGGTGTTATATCTGCAATGGCAGCATCGTATGACCCCGCCATTGCAAACCTTTATGACCCCAGAGCAACCATTTATCGTGTTGGTGGAAGTCGAAGGGCATAATGGCCTACATCCAATTACTTTGTATCTAAGTTCCGCTCCATATCGCACTAGACGCAACGATACCCCAGGTTATATGCCATATATGAATGTGATTCGGCAAATTCCTGAAATCAGTCTAAGTATTGGCAATCATGCCTTAAATTTAGGCGATATTACCTTGAGCAACACCGAAAACCGCTTAACATCGTTTTGGAAAGAATACGATTTTGCTGGGCGTAGAATCACGGTGTTAATTGGCGAACCCAACCAAGCCAAAGCCAACTTTTACACCTTGTTTAGCGGCACAGTAAACGATAAAGGCTTGCAACTCAGTGGCGCACACGATGCGAAAATTGGCTTTTACGATCATGCCAAGTTGTTAGATGTGCCAATGAACGACGGCGTGATTGTTTATATTGGTAAAGATGGGGAACCGCGAGAAGTCACCATTCCAGTGTGTTATGGCATTTGCTTTAACGTGTCGCTGGTTTATATCGGTCGCAGCAATGACTCATATAAACGCCAGCAATTTCAATTTAACGACGGCCCTTCACAAGCGATTGTGGTCAGAGACCGTGGGTATTTGCTAAAAGAAGGACTGAATTACAGTGTTGACTTAGAAAAATCTATTGTCACGATGTTAATCCCGCCCAATGGCGAATTAACCGCAGATGTGCGTGGTTGGGAACAAGATGGGTATCTATTAGAAAAAACTGGCGATATTTTATGGCATATGATTACCCATCGTACCCAAATACCTAGGGGTTATTTAGATAGAGACAGTTTTCTTGCCCTTAATGCACTTGTGCCCTATGCCAGAGATTGGTTTGTCAAAGATGGCGGCAATGTCTTAAATGCCATCACTGCATTATTGGACGGTGTAGGGGGGTATTTATATGCCAACCGCAACGGCGTGTTAGCGGTCGGACAAAAAGGGCAAAACCGCCTGAACCCCACGGCACAATTGCGCCCGCGCGATACTCAACACACTGGGATGAAATTTGTTAGTCAATTACCGCCTTATAAGGCATTACTGTTGACCTATCAGCATAACTACTCGGAACAAGACAAAAGCAGCCTAGCACAATCATTAGAAGAAGCTTTAGAGCCGGACGAATTAGAGCAATACACCAAACCGTATTTAACAGTTAAGGTCACTAATACTGACCCTGTATTTACTGCTAAATTTTTGCAAGCAATTAATTTAGCTAAATCTAAGAAAAATGACAACGCCACAGTGACGCATATAGCTCACTATGCCGATGCACAACAAGAAGGTGAGCGAAAAATTGCGTTACGCAGTAGGTTAGCGAAAAAATTTGAATTTAGGGGTTTTGAAGTTATTTATGCGCTGACCATTGGGCAAGGGATACAGGTCTTTGATTGGGAACCCGTGTTAGAAGATGGGCAAGTTGGGGAAGTGCAAGATTTGAAACTAAATGTTTTAAAACATCGAGCAACAGTGGAAGTGTTATTTTATGATTAATGAGACACAGTTTTAAACTCACAACGCTTCTAATAGCCTGCTTTTGCTTCGCTTAAGCAGAGAATTGTTGTAGCAAGCAGCAAACTATGTCAAAAACTTACTTGAGCTTACAGTTGCGGTTATGTATGGGATGGCACTTAGTATAGTTATGCTTCAATTAAAAATCAATAATTAAAAAATTAATAATCAATGATTAATAATCATAACCCAAATAATACAGTCAATTTTATATTAAAAAATCTAATTTCTAATGCAATTTTGCAAGCGTCATTAGACTTTGTGCCGACCTTGCCACTGGCGCATATTGCCAACCGACAACCAGAGTTAATCGCAATGTCAATTAGCAATGCAGATATGCAATTGACTATCTCTTTGCCTGATCCACGACGGTTGAGTCAAGATGGCGTGGCTTTATTCGGGGATTTTAGCCCCTTGGCGCAATTGCAAATCACCTGTATGAGCACTGCGATGGGCAATGGTGCGGTGGTTTATCGCAGTAAGGTACACTCTTTATTGCCTACCAATGCCTTGGTAGCGGGTGAATTATATCATTTGCCTGCAACGTTTTTTTACCAGCGGTTTAGCGCAGAGCAATCGGCTAATTATCAAAGTATTGTGCTTGAATTGCATGACCCCGCTCCACTGAATGATGATCATGCACATGTATTTTATCGTGCAGTTATTGGCGAGGTATTTGTGCCTACGATTGGACCTGTGATAAACAAACCACCGCAAGGGATTTTGCAGGATTTAACACAACAGGAAAGAACTACGCTGATTGACACACGAGCTTTACCGCAAGGACGACAGCAACGCTTTAGTGTTCCACTAAACTATGTGACCGAAGCCGAAAAAGCTTGGTTAATCCAAACATGTGCGCAAGTGGGAATACATGGTGACGGTTTTATACATTTGGCTCCAGAAGTGACAGGGTTGGCGCATCAGTTATTGGGGATGAATTGCTATTTGGAATCCGTGCCTGCGTTTACGGGTCAGGCGTATGACCAAAATCAAACGCAGTTATCAGTTTATAATGCTTTACCACATATCGCGCATATTGTGCAGGTTTGAGAAGTGAATCAATTAATGAGTTAATTAACATGACAGCCTTCGTTTCGACAAATTTGCTTTATATTGACTTCAGAAAGGCTGCATGTCTTGTGTAAAGGATTTTTCGAGTCGGTTTCACCAGCTTCTAAACAGTGGCAATAAGCCAATTGTTTGTCTAATAGTTTCTTAAACCAAGACGACCTAAAATCTGAACACTACTGCCTCTGCTTTGTCTAAGTATTTACCAGAAAATTAAAAATATGGTTCAAAGACACTCATTGCTCCAATGCCTCTGAACCAAGGTTATCACACTTCCATATTGGCATCCGGTCTATGCTTGTTATTATTATTATGTGTTATTCTTGTTGTGTTTTTATCGTGCCGCACATTAAAATATATAATTCGTAAACAATTGTCAAATTGTTATAAATTTTAAAAACAAATTCTAGGCAAAATAACAATAATGAGTGATCAATCAATACAAATTACTACGCAGGTAATTAACGAATTATTGGCAAAGCATCCTCCCAAAGAACGCTGTAAAATTATGGCTAAACTGCTGATTGAAAATACCGGACAGCAGGAATTTATTCCTCGTGAAATCGAAATTGAAACAATTTTGACTGCTGTACAAATGGAAACGCAGCTAAATCAGCAACTACCTGAACCTCAACAACTCCACTAAATCCATGTCAAACAACGTCCAAAATGCTCAGCAATTTAACCGCGCTTTGCAAGAACGCATCAAACAACTGCGAGAAGGTGTAGCGGCGGTGGCAGAAGCCGTTACAGAAGAGACCTTAAACGCTATACAAGCTGACACACCACGAGACACTGGACACTTGGCGAACAGTTGGCAATTGGAGTCATACCCAGAAGATTTGCATTGGCTTATTTTTAATCCAGTACCTTATGCAGAAGAAGTGGAATTTGGCACGTCGGGTGGCATGGTACGTCGCAATACCCGGCGCATGACAGTAGCAAAACGCATCGCCACACATAAAAGGTTATTGCTGCTATGAATTCACAACAGATAGTTAATACGGTTCATAAAGGGTTTGAAAATGCCTTAAGCACTTGGCCTTCTCACCAACAACAGTTGGTGTTTATCATGCCTACTTCTGCACCAACCACCTTATCTTTAACCGCTGCCCCCTCGCCTGCACGAGACCCCCATGAAATCATTGAAGACAGAGGTATTTTAAGAGCAGCTAAGCAAACCATAGGCAGTCAACAGCCAATTGTGGTTAATGATGCTTGGCGGTTTACTAAATTTAAAGCTGAGTTATCGCCAGAACTGGTGCAGTTGATCAATACAACCAATGGTATTGCTGCATTAACTCAACCCAATGGGCATTACTTAGTGCGCAATGGGGTTAGGCAGTTTCGCATTGTGGGGATTAAAGATTTGTTTGGCGGATTAATTCGGTTTGAACTACGTTTGATGGGTGATGCTGAAGGGGGTTAAAAAAAGAGCGGTACTAAAAATTCGATGGGTGGACACCCTTAATGTGTGTACCGCTCATAAAAATATAGCCTTTAACAAGGTTTAGGATAAATGTCTATTTGCATCTGCGACCACTGCTTGCAAAACCTCTTTTCCCCATTTGCCATTTTTGATTTCCTCAAAAATAGGAGCACCATACTTGGTTACATAACCTGCATTGGTTTGTAATAGGCTATTGGCATGAGTTGCACAAATTTGCTTTTTAACCATTAAGTATCGAAATACCTCAAGCCAAGTAGCTTTACTTTTAATGATTTCATCGCCATTTTTATTCATGCCTGGATAGGGTTTTGGAATCTGCCCTCGCTTTCTTTTATGCGTTTTACGTCGGGTTACAGGTTGCTCAAAATCTGCATCTGTATTAGCTTGTCGCTTAGCTGGCTTTACGCCACCAAAATTATAATCATCTAACAAACCTGGATAGTCACGCTCAAGTTTTTGACGTGCTTCCTGAGTCAACACATATTCATTCGCCAATAACCACGCAAGCACTTCAGGATTCTCAGGGTTTGGTGAGTGAACTAAGCCACCTGTATGATAAGCTGGAACAGCTCCATTTGGAACGGTGCTTGATGAGGCGGCACTCCTTTGAGTACTGGTGCTACTAAAACCGCTCATTAATTTAGCTTTTTCAGCTTTAAGTATTCCAAACAATGCCCAAGCTAAAAGGCCGCCTATTTGCAGCCAAAATCCTAAAACTTGATTTGCATTTGCTCGCACATCATCAATATCCGCACCTAAAATTTCAGATAATACTTGATAGCCTGGCATCGCTGAATCAGTTACCGCTGCCGCTAAGGGTTGGCTGTTTAAATTATCCGCATACTGCCGTTTAGATAAATAGCCATTGTAGTTGAATATGATAGCTTGTTGTTCAGCAATTTGATGCTCAAAATCGTTCTTTTTTGTGCAGAGTCGGCCATAAAACTTACTTGTGCAATTGTTACTCAAATTATCTATTGCAAATTCATTTGTTCCAATATTAGTTTTATTGGAATTATATGCAGATTCAGCAAGCCATCTTTGCTTTGCTTGTTCCAGATTTGCTTTAGCAAGCATGGCTGCTTCGTATTGCTCATCACTTACATAAGAATTTTGCGCGGCGGTTTCAGCTTGTTCGCGCTTGGCTAAACCCATCTGGTATTCGTCGCTTTGCACCCGTCTTTGGGTTTCAATATCATCTACTTGCTGAGAAATGCTGAATTGATTAATAACCGAGTTACAAAAAAAGCCACCTGCAAGTAAGAACAAAGAAATAAAGACAATTCTAGCTCTGCCTAAATTGGCTCCATAGCTGATGCCTGTCGCGCCTGCAATAGTGGCAATTTCCGAGGTCAAGAAAAAGATAATCACCGCAACTGTCCAAGTTAAATTACCACTCCCAAAAAACAGCGCAAAATCAAAAGACAGCCACATCCCAGTAGCAGAAAATCCTAATGCAACTGCTATGGTTATAAAATACAGAAAATTTATAGAATCAGGGTCTATATGACCGTTAAGTTTTGATTTGCTTTTTTGATTGTTGTATATATAAAATACAACAACTAATGCTAACAACACAGAAAGCGCAGGAACGCCGTAAAAAATCCAATTGGTCATCATTTACGCTCCTAAATTTTGCAACGCTATAAAAAATGCTAAATCTCTTCATAAATTAATTCACAATTTATGAAGTATAATCATAAACAACCAAAAAACAAAAAGCAATCAAATTAATGCAAGAAAATAATGCAAGCAAACAAGCAGAACAAGGGACACGATTAAGGGCGGTTAGATTAGCGTTAAATTTAACTCAAGAACAATTAGCTAAAAGGTTAGGCTATAAAAGCTTTAGCTCGATTGCTAATTTGGAGGCGGGTGATACTAAAGTCAGCATAGATGTAATTGGATATTTATCGACAGTGCATCAAGTCAATCCTGATTATATTATTGAAGGCGATGGGCTGATGTTCAAACCCACCGCTGCAACGGGGGGGATTCATCATTTAATTCAAGCTTTGGTGGATTGTTACGAGAGGTTATCTAGTCCTCAACAAGGGTTTGTTGAGGTAAGCCTTGAGCAGTTGCTTGCGCAGTTTGGATGTAAAAAGAACCAAAAAAGTTAAGGGGGCACTTTGGTGAATAACTAAAATGCCAAATCCATTTCAGACGTTACGTTATCATCAATACAAAACCAGCATAACCATTTGTGTTCAACGCCATCTTGATCTACAAACCGAGATCCTGAACTCACACCTTGCGCAGACATTTTACGTGATTCATTTTCTTCTGCCCCACTAGGCTGTGTTTCAGTAAGCAAGATGCTGGGAATACTGACAAGTAAACGTTGTACTTTTTGAGAATTACAACCTACTGGCTCAGTAAAAGAAAACAACATCCCAACTAGGCATTCATTTTCTGCGATTCGCAGATACTTGGTGGTGTTTTGATTTAACAGTAATTCCAAATTAACTGTAATATTATGTCTGCCGATGATTGCATTGGAGGGAAAATAACCAGATGTATTTCTAGGATTATAAGCTCCTTCTCCAGAAGGCGTTTGGCGTTCTAAACTAAAACGGTCGGAAATTTCAATTCCATTTGTTGTAACCGAAATGACTTCTTCATTTTGCCCACCATATTCGCTAATGGCCATCGTCATCATCGCACCAGCTAAGGCCTGGCCTGGGTCAATGCTTTCTAAACCGCTATAATATGGATAAGCCTCAATTCCATCACTTGCCATATTTTGACGAACACGCCCAGGACCCATAGTCCAACTGACAGTCACCGCATTTTCTACATCACCACTAATAGACATGCCTGAAATGGTTGCCCAGTCAACGTTGCGATACAATTCAAGGTTAGGATCATTTTCAGCACATTGAAAAGTCACCAAATCGGTTCCATCTTTAATACAGCGTAAACGAGTTACAGTGACTTCTACATCAGCTTCATTTTCAAAGATACGGGGGCCGATTACTTGCAGACGGTGTGCACCAGGCATTCCAGTATCTTTATCAAGCACCCGTAAAGGACAGCCATTTAAAACACTGTTTGTCACTAACCCAGTAATTTTAATTACCTGCCCTGGCACAATGTCATTAGCCCATCCATCAGCAGCACAAGTAATCATGTTTTTATCTGGAGTATCTGGCTCCAAGGATAAAGAAATGGTTAATACCTGCTCAATTTTAGGTAGCCAACTATTGTTGCTGAGTACCCCTTTTAAAAAGTATTGCAGTATGGGATTGATAGTTAAACTGTTTTCAATCGAAAGGCTCGCTTCTATGCCAGTTTTTAAGCCCTTACCAGGATGTAATTCAGGATTAAAATTGTGATTGGCTTCATTGTCAAAATTAGGCGTGACTTCTAATTGCCCAGATTTATAAGGCAATTGATAAAGGATGGGAAACGCCCAGATTTCATCTGCCGCATCAGTAGCGGTAAAGGGACTGCCTGATACGGTTAGTACATGTGGATCAACCGTGTTATTAAATTCAACGACTTGGCGTTGTTCACCATCTAAAGTACCACCACCAAATTTAATAACCTGATTTTTAAGCAACCCTTCAAAAGGATTATTTGCAGCGGGGCTGCTAATTGTCGTGGTGCCATCATTAATGGTAATGCTGCCATTACGCTTATGAAAGCTAAAGTTATATGGATGGTCTTCTTTTTGGCAAAATGCCATCGTTACCTGAATTGCAGGTGATGCGGAACCTGTCTGTGACGTTTTTTCTTCAAACATATGATTTTTCTTCTTTTTAGTTACTATTATCCACCAATAACAAAAATTATAGGCAATCCAGTTTAAATTTCAAAAAATGATTGCTAATTTTTAATAGAACAATTAAATTTCATAAAAAATTAAGCGATACACTGGATAATTGATTACTAAAAATGACACAACCAGAACTGCTCAAAAATATGCAAGAAGCTTATTTTGACATTTATGGCGAAAAACCCACTTACGAAACGCTGAACCAATTTTTCATTGCGTTAGAACATATGGCGCATCAAGAAATAGAGATGGGAAATGCTGTGCTTGTTCCTAACATTGCATTGATTCTGCCCAGCACTCGGCAAACCTCGAATAAAGCCAGCCAGCCTTACAAAAAACATATTTTAAAAATTAGGCCACGTGGGACGATGGTTCAAAAGCTAAAGGCACTTACCGCAGAAGAACAGGCTGTGTTTGATTAACTGCATTAGTTTTATCTAACTGCGCCCAATAACGATAATATAAAACATGCTGCGTGATGCCCGTTCCCTGCCCCTGATTGGTTAAAGGAATGATACGTGGCTTGGCAGAGCGAGTAAAATGCAACGATTCGCAAGCAAATCCGGCAAAAATACCATCACACACATCTCTAAAATTAGTAAAAGGCATTGGCACTCCATCTGGCACATATAAACGCAGGATCACTTCGCCTTCATTTTTGTAAATCGCTTGCGTATATTCCTGTCGGTCATCACCCGTGTCTATTTCGACTTCTAAATAACAGCCATCTGTCACCATCTGTCCTACTACCCAACGTTGCTCGCCACTGCTTTTTATCATAATTGGTGAGTGATAGCATAAAGCGACTTCATGGCCTGTGCCGAGTTTAGATTGCAAGTCAGTGCGATCAACGGTCAATGTAGTCGGTGCAGTTAGAGGATTAACGGTGCGTATATAAAATAACTGGATGGGCGGTGATTCAGGGGTATCAGCAGCAGGCATTTGACCAAGAGTCAGCCAACGGTTAGGTTTAAAGTCGCTAAATGGTGAGTCACTACTGAGTTGGTTGGGGGCAATCATGTCGATAGCACCTGTATGCAGTACGCCATAGCGGTTGAGTAATCGCTTTTTTATGATTTCCTCAAGTTGTGCATAGGTGGTTAGCATGTTGGCATTGGTGCATCAGCATGGTCGGTCAAAAGCAGCTTTCAGTAGTACAGCGAAATGAGATGAACTGTACCAACTATTTATTAAGGTCACCCAGACAACATTGAACGCACCGCAGCATCTTTGGCTTCGAGCAACTTGCGCAGTGCTACCGCACGTTCTGCGTCGCGTGGGAGACTATCCACAATATGGTGCGCTAAATCATGAAACGGTTTGGAGACTTCTTGCAGATTCTCTGGCAAGTGTTCGTAATGGAAAAATTTGATTTCCGGTTCACAGGACGGAATCATTCCAACTTGCGCTTGAACTTCTTGAGCATCTTCGTTCATATGTTTATTGAGCCTATTGTATGAGTGAAATGTTTATCTACGGGAACTTCGATTACGCAATTTATTAGCAGCATTTTTCCTATCTTCTGCCTTGCGCCGTTTTTCTTCTTTCTCGTGCTGAATTTTCAAAAATTCGTTATCAACAGCTATCCAGACATCAATAATGCCGGGCATTAGCACAGAAAGCGAAGCCCCTTGAATTGCCTTGCTGTCTATCAGTTCCAGAAAGGCTTGATAGTCTTTAGCTCCAATGGGCATATGCCCGCCCATGCCTGCGTACCCATTCATATTACGCAAGATTTGATAGGCTCTGACTATTTCCAGATGAAATAATGTCATCTGTGGCTCGCTTTCAAGAGCCTGTTTTAACAGAGAGTTGGGCTTTCCACTTTGCTTTTCAGAGACTATTAGGTCTCGGAGTGTATCGCCGCCGTATCGGTCGTTCCAACGGAGGTAGTTAGCGCAGGTTTTCCCATATCTGCTAACTCTTCTGTAGCTAACTTAGGTTCAGTAGCGCAACCAGCTTGTCTGAAAGTTTGTGGAATATTCGCTAAACGAATAATCTCTTCACGTAATGCTGGAGAACGACTTAATAACAGTCGCTTATTAGCTTCGTTAAACTCAAACGCAGTTTCGCTTAAACTTTTAAGTTGCTCACCCGAATAATTTGTAGCTAAGCAATAGTAAGCCTCATTATCACAATCTCGAAAAATTCTGCCAGAAATTTCAGTTAGATAATCGTAAAAATTCGTGACATTGGTGGTATTGATTTTTAATGGCTGGCCATTATCTTCGACATCCCAACCTTTAATCAGGTATTCAAGTTTTTTGATTTGCGTTTGTCGGTGAGCATCAGCCCCAGGCATCATGTCCTTAATATCATTATTTTTTAAGGCTTTGGCATTTAACTCAACTTCATATTGATTATATTCGGCGGTTGCCGCACTACACAAAGTCAAATTAACTTTGAGGGATTCACCACTGCATTCTTCATCAAATCCTTCGACTTCATATTCAAACAGAACACCATTTTTGCTTTTATTCGGGTCTGGTTGAAAAAACAGAGCATCTGCCTCCGTCATTTTCCAGTCCGATAAAATCATAGTGCTGAGTTGCATATCTTTCTTATATTCGTCTTCATAAGAAGTAATTAAATCAGCGGCACTTTTGGGTTGTTCATGCCTTAACTTTAACCGTATCGCTCGTTGACTAATTCTGTCAACTTGTGCAGCATCGGGTTTCACTAAAACCAATGTAACAGAGCGCCCATTAATTTTAGCGGGAACTTCTACCTGATTTATTGTTCTATTTTTACTAAAATCAAATATCATTAGGCTTAATTAACCTTTATTGTTGTTATTATTTAAATGCAAGATACATTTACTGTAAGCAAGGGCAATTGTTAACTAATCAAGAGTAATTAGCCACGATATTCCCAACCGATTGGGTTATCACCTGTATATGTAGTAATAAATTCCTGCATTTTCATCAAAGTAGTTGAGTTGGTGCCGAAGAACGCAACACTACCTTTACCATCTGCAACATCTTTAATCGTCACATAGCAATGTACTTTGCCATTTTCTAAACCGACTGGGCGTTGAAAAGCTTGTTGGAATGCTTCTCGCGCATCGGATGGGATATGAATGGTATACCCCCCAGAGTCAGTTGGTGAGGCTTGAATGCACTCTACCAATTCTAAATCGTATACACTGATAAACAGTTCGCCTGCTTTCCGTTCGAGTTGAACCCGTTCACGAGGTGCAAGTTTGCCACCTGCCACGCTGGTATTATTAGTGAGTTGTTTTTTTAATTCTTGGATTTCACCTACATCAGTGACCAAGTTAAAACCTTTTTGTATACCATTGAGCAAACCATCTATCAATTCGGAGGACAACCAAGAATCGGTTTCAGGCACTTTAGTGGCGGTAGTAGTCGCTTCTTCAGAAGCAAAAACGGAATTATCGGGTAATACAGATGAGTCTAGGTAATTAACTTCAGTATTTTGATGCATAAGTAAGCCTCTTTATAGTTTTTGATTGTTTATGAATTTATAATTTAGTTGATTTGAAAAATATTTCAACGTTTTTTAAGAGAAATATAACCAATTAAATTAATAACCACTTCACGCCATTTAGGAGAGCGCATTAATATGATAAACAACGCGAATCCGCCACTGCTTGCAGCAACAAAAACCAAAACCATTTTTTCTGGCTCAAAATAAAGCCAAATCCCTAATCCTACCCATCCAACAATAGCTCCATTCCACAAATCTTTATATTCAAAATTTCTTTGTGGAGGAGGATTAAAGCCAAAAGTAATGCTGCCTATAATTCCTGCAAATAACCAAGCCAGCACCTCATAACTTGCCATATCATACATAAGCAAATTGATTAGCAATTGTAAAACATTTATCCAATATCCACATAACAAGCATGACATGCTAATTACCCACCTCTGGACAACCTGAGAGTTGAACCTTACCATCCTGTACATAAGCTTCATTTTTGTTTTAGCAAGAAACGGTAGTGTTCACACTTCGCCTATACACTACTTACCTTTATAACAAGTAAACCGCTTAGGCTTAGGTGGCTGAGCATTTTGATGATGCGGTAACAACGGATGAGTTGTATCCTGCGTAAAAGGGTTTAACTGCTGTGCCGATGACTGCCCTTCGTAAAAAACCTCCCACGTAGAACCTGCCTGCGCTTGCACCCCACGGATTGGATGACATAAATAGGGCTGCAACAATTGCAAGACTGTATCGCTGAGCCATGGTTTATCAGCTGACTGTGTTCCATCTTTCCGAATCTTATAATTAGCCGAAAATTCCTCATCCACACTTATTGAACTTATCTCAGCCACACCCGATGGATTACTGAGGGTCTCACCATGCCGCATTAAGTCCTGCGCCAAAGCGCATACGGCTTGTTTAATTCCCGACGGAACTGTATCGCCCGCCCTCGGAATAGATAATTGCGTTTTAAACCGAAAACTCAGTTGCGCCTGGGGTGAAAAAAACAGTGCTGGGATGGTTTCTTCAACGCTTAATTGATGCGCGTCAGCCGTATGTTCTATATTGCTTACGGTGTATAAGCCACTGACTAGCCCCAAATTGGTGATAGTTATTTTGTTGGAGACCGCGTGTTCTAACCATAAGAAGGCATTGTCTTCTGGTTGAGCAATAAACATCTTCTCAGTGGGATGAGCGGTTAATGCTCCGGTAAAATAGCGCGTACATTCATAATCAAGTGGCCCGCAAATTTCAGTTAAACCATCGATCAATCTACTGGCGTAACTGAGGTATTTATACAACAGGGCTTGTTCACCAAATTGACTTGCCGCCGCTTCCGATTCTGCTTGATGCCACTGGGCATCAGGCGTTTGGTAGTGCCATTGTGCTGCCTCACCTTGAGTGATAGTGGGGTCTTGGCTGGCGAGCATCCAAGTTTTGTCACCAAGCAAGGTTTGATAATTTAAGCCGTTAAGTTGAATATCCAGCGGTGTTCCGCCACCGCTGAGTAAATATGTTTGCCAATCATTGAGATTGGCTAAGCTGGTAGCGGTGGGGGAGTGGGGGATTGGGTCGAAGTTAAACACCGTAAGACGGTTGACTTTGAATGAGTTGAATTAAATCCGGCTTTTTCATGTTACTCGCACCAGGGATACCCATTTGTTCTGCCATTTCTTTTAATTTAGCCAGAGGCATTGTGTTGAGGTCTTCTGGAATTGTGGAGAGGGATTGGGAGTGAGTTGGTACTATTGTTTGTGTTGAGGTGTTGACTGCAGCCGAGCCACTGCTTGAATTAATCTCAACAAAATGACCCGCTAAAACTTGAGCTTGTAACCGCCCATCATTAGGAATATCAGCATACCACTTGCCGTCAGGCTGAAGGTGACATATATGCCCGTAACACATCATTTTTTCACCGCGCATTAAACTCGCTGGTTTAATTAACTGCGCGTTAAATTGTTGCTGTTCCATGTTTAAACCTGTTAATTAGTTATTAATTGAATGTAAACGCGCAATGGCTTTAGAGTTATCACTCATCATATTGACATACTGTTTAAGCCGATGAGTCTCTTCATCTTTTTTGTGGTTCGTACCTACAAGCTCTAAGTGAATACCTGCATCTGGTGAATATTTTGGATAAATAAAAGTTGCTCCGCCTCTAGTGGAGCCTCTATCGCTTCTAACTGCATAGACGCTAGACATAGTGCCACCTGTCAGTGCAGCTCCATCAACTGTTTCAGTGACAGATAGATATGGAATGCCTACAACGGGAATTCCATCAAATGACACGAATTTACGTTGTCTGCCTTGTATATGCATAGGAACCTGAATATGCTCCAGATTATTGCCATTCATTTGTCTTAATAAAGACCGAAAAGAACGAAGGGTTCGTTCTGACATAGCAAGAAAATCAGGCTTAGGTTTGACCATATCGACCAATTCATCAAGTGCCTCATAAGACAAGGCTTGCCCACCAGTAGAAGGCGTTAAGCGATCTACAGGGGTTAATTCTGGCAAACTTTTAAATTCTTCAACGACATCTAACCCATCAATGCCAGACATACCCGAAATGCCAATGTTTAAGAGTTCGGAAATTTTCGCCGATTTGCTATTGACTTCTTGAAACAGCAATTCGTCACCTCCGCCAGAACTTTGTGCCGCAACTAGCTTATTAAGCTCAATATCTGCAACTAAAGTAGTCGCGGTATTTAAAGGCCCTTTGACTACCTGACTCGGATTTTTAGCTGTAATTTCTTGACCAATGCCAGCTTGCTGGGCGGCACCGCGTGTTACCTCCATTGGATTGACGATGCCAATGCCTTCGTAAGGATAAAAAGGCAACAAATCTAAGATAGGATTTTCTTCAATCATGATTAACGCAATCATCGCGTTAATTGGATCACCAAATCGCTCTGTTAACTGAGCAAGAGTCATTGTAGACATATAGATTACCTTTGATAATTATTATAAGTAGCTACAAAATTTGGATATAGAGCGAATCCACGCTTTGCACTGACCTTAATCCAAAGGTATTAGGCGCAATATTGTAATATCCGACCTTAATGTCAATATTGACTACGACGACTTTTCAGAGACTGTCTAGCACGTTCCTCAATGCTGAGGTTGGATTGATTGGGAAACGAGTTCATAGAACTGGTTTGTCCAATGCCGCCGCTATTTGTACCTGGGGTATACATATCTTTGTATTCCCAATCCGCCCAGATTTTTGGTAACGCCTCATTGACATTGGCTTCATTACCATCACCGTTAATTAAAACGGCATTATTAAGCGTTGCGGTAATAGGCCATTTTTTAAGCAGTTTAAAGTAATCAATGCCGAGAGGTAACTTATCGCTTTCTAAAAATTCCAATGGAGACTTAACATTAAAATGTTTTTGAAAAGCTTGATAAGCCATATCTGGGCTTAATCTTTTATCGACTAAAAATCCATCTTCATTTTTAAAAGATTGTTCAAATGCATGAGCCAACAGCATTTGTTTGATTAGCTCTTCTAAAGAGCTTATCTGAGTGTTCAATTTTTCTTTGTGGGTTTCGCTAGAGTCACTTAAAGCTTTATATTTGGCCTCATGCTCTTTTTTAACCTGATCAAGCTTACTTTTAGCTTGTTCATTATCTAAATCGCCATCCCCCAATTTTTGTAGTGCTTCAATGGCTCTTTTAGATTCATCAGGGTCTAAATAAGAGATTTTATCACCTTCACGATTCAGCACATATTTTTCTAATTGCTCAGTAATAGATTGTTTTTCTGCTTGGAGTTTTTCAGCTAATTCACGTTGTTTTTTGGCATCATCGCGAGTTTTAGGTAAAATTTCACTATAAAGCCCAATTGCATCAATTTTGTCAGGTACATTAGGATCGCCTTCATCGTCAACTAATGGGATATAGCGTCCCTTTTCTTCAGAATAGACACACTGTATGACAGGCACATCTTGACCATCTTGTTGAACAGTGACGATTTTATACTTCATTTTGATTTAAGCACCTAAATGTTATTTTTATTTAAGGTAAATAAATAGAACATTTGACAAAATAAATCACTATGCTAGGCTAAAAATATTTGGAATATCTCAGATATTTCAAATATCTAAACCAAGCTATAACAAAAAACAAGAATAACAAACCATGTCATACCCAAAACCAGATAATAAAACGACTCAATTTAACTTCTTAGTTGACGCTCATGACAAACAGGTGCTTATACGCATAGCGGGATTAATGGGAATGGAAATTAAAGAATTCATGGGGCAAGAAATTAAAGAGATAATCCACAAGTACCAAGACACATTGAAAATCGGCGAACAACTAAAAACACAATCAAACGCAACCTAACCCTTTTCCGCACCACCCTCATTCGTCCCCTCCTGATACCCAGACGGCAAAGGCCCAATATACACCGATCCTCCATCAGTACACTTTTCCAACTCAGCTTTTGCCCACCCCAAGAAACGCGACCACACTAAACACAAATCAAACACCTGCTCAACACAATCTTCCATCATCCGCAACTGCGGCGCATACGGACTTTTAGCATTACTCTCAGCAATCAAGGCTCCTGTCGCACTGGTGTTACTCGACATATTCACTGGAGCATCAATCATCAATGCATTGCCGTGTGCAACCTGTGCAGTGACCATAGCATTAACTACTTCCAGGTTTTTACCGCTGCTTTCTGCCAAGGTTATTTTCGCACCTTCCTTTTCAGTCTTAATAATCGCTAAAGGTGGTACATTCTCATTAAACTGTTGACTCATGCTTTCAGGGACAGGTTGGCCATTAGACCCAACTTGATGGCTTTGTCCAATCCCTGTCACCAAAAACAAAGCCGTGCTATCTCTGCGTAACAAGGCTTGTCTGTATATATCATATTTAAATAAGTTTTCGGCAATATCCAGCAAATTTTGTCGCAAAGGTCGACCCAGTAACCATTCCCGATTCCCATATGGGCTAAACGATAAATTCACAATAGGCATCTGCGGTGGCATCTCTCCGCTATCTACCAACTGCCAATCATCAGAACCTTCATCTTGCTTCTTTTCATACAGTTCATAACCATTAGGACGAATCACCCGAATCCGTTGTCGCAGCTCATACTCAAACGGAGCATCTGGCTTGGACATATAGCAATTATCCCAATATCGCAGTTCTTGATCCTTGACAGCATAAATAATCAAACTAACTGGAATCAAAACTAAGAAAGGTCGCACCTTATAGGTTTTATCATCCGCAGCCGTCCAGTCTCGGCCTGATTGTTTAACTTCCTCTCTAGCTGCTTTATTAGAAAAATAATCTACTAAGATTGCACATTCTCCTTCTTTTAAAGCCAGCTTGACCGCTTCTTGCAAAAATACGTCAAGATGATGCCCTTGCATATCAATATCTTCACATAAATCTTGAATGCACTTAGGAACATCATTTACCAATTTCGCTAGAGTCGGTGCAGCCGTAGGATTAGCGAGATTCACTTGTTCAGGCGAATGTGAAACAGGCTGCGCATTTGCATATTCAAGCGTGCCAAATCGAACCGGATATTGGGTTAAAATGCCGATATCACGCTGATACTGTTGGGCAAAATGATTAGCTTCTAAACCTGCTGTTTTGACATAAAAATCATGGTTAGTTTTACTCTCATGGGGATTTTCAAGAAAAGGGCTATTAGGTGACAAGGCATACTGACGTAAAGCACGAGTGCCCTGTAACACTGCTTCGGCAAATTCATAAAGTTGCAATGCAGCTTGACGTTCTGCACTACTGTCGGCAATTTTAGGTGAAACTGAATCTGGCATATTTATAATTATTATTATTACATTTGTGTCATAGTATAGCCGGATTTTCTACCCATCATATGCAAGCTGGCTTGAGAATCCGCATCTACTTGGTCGGTATACTCAAACTTATCGAACTTAGTGGTTTCTTCTTCATAGGCTCCCAACCAAGAAGCATTCCTTGGTAAATGAAACATCCCTGCTTCCCACAATGCTGCTGTTGATAAGGCTCGAGTTTTCTTATCTGTCACTGGCGTATACGGAATAATTGTCAATACAGGCCAATACGATAAACATAATTCCTGCATTAATACTCGCTTCATCCCGTTACTCATGCCATTGAAATGCTGGATGAGTTGTCGTCCACTTGACTTATCTTCTACTAAAATATAGCTGGGATACACAAATCCAGCATGACCAGCTAAAGTTTGAACCCGCATCGCTTGTAAAATGAAATGCCTAACCAAATCATTAAACGTTACCCATTCCCGAAATACATCAAGCTGATAATGATTGTCGTGTATATCCTTTGCACGAGTCACACACACCGAAGGACAATTATTCTCTTCATCCTCGGTCGTCGCCGTATCCCAGGACTGCACAATTTCAACGATATTAGGAATATCTTGAATATGGTTATAGCGTTTTACCCATTTTAGCTTGAAGTATTTACCTGCTTTATCAAAAGGTGATTGATTATATTGCGCAGCATAATTTTGTGTGCCTAAGCCTGTGGGTTTTTTAAGGTTATCCAAATATTGACGACTTAAATGCTCAGGCCACAGCAACTCGCCTTTTTCAGTACGCGGATCGTGCCAATTTAAGGGGTTTTGACCCAGCGTAATACAGGAAGGGTCATATTCCGCAGGGAGATTTAAATGTACCCAATTATCCGCATCGTTTTCTAACAAATAGCCGGGTAAATCACGAGTATGCAAGCGTTGCATAATAACGATGATGACAAACTCATCAGGATTATTACCGCGAGACTGCGGGCTGGTCTGCCACCATGTAATCACCTGATTTAATGCTTGCATAGACACTAATTTGGCGGCATTAAGCGGGTCATCAATCACTAAGATGTCAAAGCCTTTGCCCGTTAAGGCCGCTTCGACCGAAGTGGAAAAACGCGAACCATTAGAGTTATTAGCAAAAAGACGTTTGGAATCTTGCTCTCGGTTAATAGAAAGACGATTACCCCAGCATTGTTTGAATAAATCGCTTTTCATTAATGAACGACATTTATCGGCATTATCTAATGCCATTTGTCGTTCATACGTGACATAGCCAAAATTTAATTGCGGCTTTTTCAGCCAAGCATAAGGGGTAAAATTGGTAGAGAAAAATTCAGTTTTGCTACAGCGGGGTGGGACGGTAACAATTAAGCGTTTTATTTGTCTAGTAAGCGTGGCTTCAGCATGTTCACTAAAAGCCCCATGATGCCAATTTCGCTTAAAAGGGACGGTGTTGGTTTCTTCCCAAACAAACGCAGAAAAATCTAGTAAATTTTCTTCTGCAACTCTCGCTCTCGCACGCAACTTTTTTAATTCCAGTTGCGCGACCCGATCCTTTGCCTGTTTTAATTTGTCAAAATTAATGCCCTTTAGCGTATTAAAGGCATTTTGAATACTCATATTATTCTTATTATTTTAGTTTTTTAATAAGAATAGCGTGAATTTATGGGGCTACCAAAAATCAAAAACAATCAGCGTAAAAATTCAAACAAAATAACTGATGTTCAACTATCATTAAGCACAAAACATTATCAAAAAGCAAAAATGCCTGCAAAAAAACAACAACATAAAGGCAAAAAAATCATGTTTATCGAGATAATAACGCTATCACTCGCTATTCAACTGCTGATCACGCTGCTCATACTGTACATCTCCTTAACCAGTATTGTTACGGAAACTTCCATCCGACTCACACACGATTCCACCCAAAACCTAGTTGAGAAAATTGACTTATTTTTAGACAGCCTGCAACGCCACAACACCGCTATTGCAGTATTAGCGCAACGCAAAAGCATTCCTACCCATCATCAACAACTCGCTGAAATCATATGGTCACACTTGCATAGCGCACCGTTTATACATAGCATTCACATTGGTGATCCGCAGCAAAACTACTTGGTCTTGCATCAACATCCGCAACTCAGTAGCACCCTGATTAATCGCGCAGAACCCAAGCCAGTCGCTATTACCACGCGGTTAGCCGCCAACTACAGTCCCTTAAATATCACTCGCCATACCACCGATTACCAACCCACTACCCAGCACTGGTATCAACACGCCGAGGCTTGGCTAGACGCACATTTAATTGAATCCACCAATACTTTTGGCATCGCTGTCACTCACCCTTTACGCGATTCTGATGGTAACTCAATGGGTCAAGTGGCGACTTATATGCAACTCACCGAGTTCAATAGATTTATTAAAACCCTGCATAACAACCCTAAAAGCATCATCTTAATCATCAATGACCAACAAGAACTGATTGCCTGCTCTATTTGCACTGCTTTGGCTGAAAAATCTCCTGATGACGGGAGTTTAGGTTTGCGTCCTATTGCCGCACTGCCAGAACGCTGGCTGAACACTATTTACCTAAAATACCAACAATCCTCGCAAACCATCATAAAAGCCAATGGCGGTCACTATATGATGAAAGTATTTAACTTTGCCAAAGGTTCTCAGATTAATTGGCGAATTGTATTCATAGTGCCTGCTAAAGACTGGTTGGCTGATGCCGATAACAAAATTTTATTGTTTTTAGGCGTTTTCATTATTATCAATGTGTTAGCGTTATTCTTTGCGTATGCGGTTACTACCCAAATCTCACATGAGATAGATGAGACCATCAAGCACATTGCGAAACTCGGTTCATTTCAATTCAGTCCACACCCGCTGCCTGCTTCAAGACTGAAAGAGGTTTTCAAAATTCAGCAAATCACTTATTTGGTGCATATCCGCTTAAAAAACTACAAACCCTACATCAACGTTCCTTTTATCAAAGCCGTTATCAACGCTCAGCAAAATCAAACCTGGTTAGCTAAACGCAACTTGATGGTTTTAATTTCCCATGTGGATAAATTCAATAATCTGGCTGAACAAATACCTGCTGAAGTCTTGTCCCAGCACATTGCCGCCTATTTCAAAATGATGAATGAATGCATTACCATGCAACATGGCGTAATTGACCGCTTTGCTGGGGGAGTGACCATTGCTTTTTGGGGTGCGCCTTCACCACTTGCCAACGCTCCGCAACGTGCCTGTTACGCCGCACTTAATTGCCAAAGTTGTCTACAGCAGTTTAATGAAAGGCTAAAGACCGATGCACTCATGCAACCGATGTGCTTAACCCAGCAAATTGGCATTCACTGTGGCGAGTTGATGGTAGGTAATTTAGGTTTTCAAGATCGTTTGTTTTACACCATATGGGGCGATCAACTGAGTTTTGCAGCAGGTTTAGAACGGATTAATGCGTATTATGGAACGCGCATCATCATCAGTGACACGGTATATACTCAAATCGGCGAACGTTTTTATTGCCGTAAACTAGACAAGCTTATCCGTGCTGAATATCCGCAGGGCATTTGGATATATGAACTGATTGGTGACAGAACTTACCCGCTATCGACACAACAGCAAGGGTTTATTTCACACTATGAAACTGCTTTAGCGCATTTTTTTAATCAACAATATGCCCCCGCATTGGAGATTTTTAATCAACTCCGTGGGGAATTTCCACAAGATAAATCAGTGCAAGTGTTTGTTAATCGGTGCGCTCAGCAGTTAGAAGAAGAGAAGATTATTTAG